ATGGCTGGTCGTGGTACTGTAGAAGATTTCTTAGTGAGGTCAGCATAGTGCCTAAACAGACCTATACATTAAATAACTTCTCAGGCGGTATTAATAACCTGAAAGACCCTCGTGATCTACAGGAAAATGAGCTTGCCAATGGTGTAGATATAATGATAGACAAGCAGGGTGCCATACGAACTAGAGGTGGAGAAGCTGATTATAATTCTACTATTAACGATAGGGCGGCTACAGTTGCTCCGGGTTATGGTTTGGCTGTGTTTGAATCTGATTTTAGTCTTGAAATATCAAGTTATATACATAGTGGTACTAGCGATGTTGATTTTCAGGTGTCTGAACAATCTGGTAATAATAGTATTGATTTTAATGTAAACAATGAAAGTAATAAATTTCCAGCTGGAAGTATTATATCAATTACTAATACAGAGCTTAATAATGGTTTTTTTCGCGTATATAGTTCAGCATCAAACGCTAGGGATATATTTGTATCCCCACGCCCTGTAGAAGAAGTAAATACATCGGCTGTTGTAAAGCGTCATTTGCTTGGTGAGACTCTCGTTGCCTTAGCTGATGCCGCAAACGGTCAGGTTGATGTTTGGCAGAGAAATGTTGGTGCTGATGGATGGGCATCGAATTCAGGTACTGGTAAGGTTGTTCCATTAAATTTGAGAACAACTGATCTTTCTGGAGCGGCTGTAACATTAGGAGCTTCGGAAGATTCAAAGATATCTTATTATTTTGTTGATAATGCAATAAGGGCTTGTGATACTAATTTTGCTAATAGTTCTGTAATAAGACATTATGGTTATGTTGAGCGTATACATTTTGAGAACGCATCATCTAATGATGTGTTGATACAGGATACGTTTCATGATTTTTATAATAATTTAAATTCCCTTAGCCCGCCAACGGTAGCGGCTGTTGATACTACAGCTGGTGCTGGAAGTTCTGGTCTATATCCTACAGCTGGGTCTGGTTTTAATTTAAGTTTTATAGAAGTAGCGGACACTGAGAGTACATGGGTTGCGGATACTTATCAAATAGCCACCAGTTTTGTATATGATGACAATCAGGAATCTTTATTATATATACCTACATCAAGTAATACTTTTGCAGTAACTGCCGGATATAGATTAACATTAAGAGTGCGGGTAATTAAAAGTTTTGATGAAAGAATAAGTGGCGGAAGAATATATTGTAGGCCCAGTGGTAGTGACGATGAACCTTGGACTCTCCTTCTTGATATAAGCCTTAGGAAAGGTGCAAGAGCATCGTTGGATGCTGATTATGTTCAAGATGCAATGGATACTGATGTTGGAACTGGAAAAACTGGTTGGAATCCCCTTAGTGATGGTGTCGGGGGTGGGGAAACCGAATTGTACACCGAGCTTGTTGACTCACTAAAACAAAATTTAGATACATATGATTCTATTAATGGGTATTCACCTACTATTGATTCAATATCTTTAGGTGAAATAAACGATGGTTGGAAGTCTGCTGTAGTTGCCAATAGGCGGACATTTGTAGGTAATGTAAGGGTTACGAATAGAGAAACAGGTCAAAGTACTATATATGGTGATAGAATAATGTATAGTATGCCCAATAAGTTTGACACTTTCCCATCAACAAATTTTATCGATGTTGTAAAGGGTGATGCTGAGAACTATGTAAAGTTAGAAGAGTATGCTGATAGATTGCTGGCGTTTAAACAGAAATCAGTACAGATAATTAATATATCATCTCCATCCGATACTAACTGGTTCCTTGAAGAGAATATAAAACATAATGGCGTCCAGCACCCTGCCGCTGTGGTGCGAACTGACTATGGTATATGCTGGGTAAATGAAAATGGCTGTTACATATATGATGGCCGTAAGATAACAAACCTAATAGATAATAAGATAGCTGATACCAGTGGTGATAATGCATTGTTTCCCCCTTCTTGGAGTGATTTTATGTATGCTTCTAATCTTTTAGGATTTAGTATTGTTGGATATGAAAAACGCCGTAAACAATTAATAGTAATGAAGGATTGCAGTGGTGCAAACCATACTGGTGGTGACTATGGTGGAGTGGCGGCAAATGGTACAGTTAGTAGTGGTGATGCTTATATATATGATTTTAAAACACGAGCATGGACTTTTGCTGACAATGCATTTACAGATCAGAAGGATTATACAAATTTTATTACAGACTGGCAGGGTAATTTATTTTTCGGATATGATAATAGTGGGACGGTTGAAATGAGATATTGGAGCGATACCTCTGCTAGTCAAGGTAAGATAAACATAACTACTAGAGATATTGATTTTGGTGATCCATCTCGTTTAAAGAAAGTATATAAAGTATATGCTACTTATAGATCAAGCGCTGAGCAGAATTTACCATTAGAATTTGCAGTAGATGGAACTGGTAGTTTTAGCGATTTTTCAACAGGAACAAATGTTCAGCCGCAGGGGAATACTGGTGGAGCTGGATATTTGGAAAGTACAGCCACTGCTGGTACTACATGGGATGTGGCTACATTTACAGCAGATAGCATACCATCCTGTCAAAGTATACAATTTAAGTTTATTCCTCCATCTTCTGGTACATTTGAAATAAACGATATATCTATTGAATACAGACCAATACATAAGCGAGTATCGTAATGCCAGTAACATTTGACAGAGATATAAGAAGGATACAAAACGCTAAAGAAGGTTCTGTAGCTTCTGGCGATACTAAAAATGTAATAAGCCATTCTCCAGCGGCTAGGGCAATGAGTGATGGGGAACAGGTGTTCGCACAGGAAAGCAATAAACCATTAGCTCTATATAAAAAGATTAATGGGGCTTTGTGGAAATCAAGTTTTTCTAAAGATGGTAATCAAACCATTGAAAAGAATTTAGAAGTTAAAGGAAAAATTGTATCTAATGATATTAGGGCAAGCGCTGATGCAACCTCTGGGTTGGTACTAGATTCTACTGGTGTAGTGATGATTGGAAGAAGTACTCCATTGGCTACTACAAAAAACCCCTTACTTGAAGTAGATGGGCTAGTTTCTTTTGATGGATTTATGTCACGACAAGGGCAAGGTGGCGCTGACGATGATGATAACTATATGAACTTTTGGTGGGATGGTTCTTATATAGATGGGTGGGTTGACACTACTGAAGTCTGGCCCAATGAGACATCTGACTATAGAATTAAAGAAAATGTAACTGATGTAAGTGATGGAGTTCTTGATAAGATAAATGAATTAAGACCTATTCATTATACACAAAAAGAATGTGGTATTTTTAAAAAGTTTGACGATCAGAGGGTTTCTTTTATAGCCCATGAATTAGAAGAGCATTTCCCAGATATTGTAAAGGGAGATAAGGATGCTGTAGATGATAACGGAGACCCTGTTTTCCAATCTTATAATAATACTCGTCTAACAGCATATTTAATAAAAGCAGTTCAGGAACTTTCAGCAAAGGTTACAGCATTGGAAAACAATTAGGATAAAATTATGGCATACAAAAGTTTAATAGATTATTATGGTGGCGGAATGGTTAA